GCGCCGAGGTGTCGCGCCAGACAACCTGCGCCGCCGTGTCCCCCCAGGCGGCACGGTCACCTGCGGCAAGGCCGGCCAGGCGCAAGGCCTGCTCCCAGCCCTCGCCGAACAGCGACTCCCGCTCATCGATCTTCCGATCCAGGCCGTCCCGCGCTGCGGCGAGGGCCTCGGCCGACAGGTTCACCATCTGGCCGAGCAGGTGGTACGGCGGCACCTGAGACAGCGTCGACATGTGGCGGATCGTCGCCTCGCGGCTGTCGAGGTACCCCCTGAGGTCTGTCTGGTCGAACTCTCCGAACTTGGTGTCCGCGTCCTCCGCGATGAACACGCCGTCCACGCGCGAGCGGAACGGCTCGATCGGATTGCCGTCATCGTCCTGCGGCGGGGCCATGCCGGTCACCCAGCGCTGCCGGAATGCCGCATACTGCTGGGCCATCAGCAGGTTGAACGTGGTCATGTTCAACTGATCCTGGGCGTCGATCAGCGGCTCCACCTCGCCGATCACTCCATCGCCGTCGAGATCGTCCGTGTTGACGAACCGCACCACAGGGCATACGCCGAGGTCGTGCCGCTCCACGCCGTTTTCGTCCAGCTCCAGGACGGATCCGTCGGCGTTTCCGGTCAGCGTGTAGCGGGCCTTGTCGTCGTAGATGCGAACGATGCGACGCTTGCCGGTGGCCGTGTTCTCCATGCGGTCTTCGACCGCGTAGATCGGCCACTCGTCGTTCACGGGGTCCGCGTACAGGGCGGTCAGCCGGCGCGGCGAGAATGGAGTGATCACCGGCACAGGCTTGCCCGGCATCACCACCACGTAGGAGGCGCCGTAGGTGAGCGCAGCCCGGTGCACTCCATGCTGGCGGGCGTCCAGGCGGTTCGCCTGCCACACCGCCCACGGAGCCGCATTACTGTCCGCGCCCTTGGCCCGATAGCCGTCGACATACATGTTCTGCGACACCACCGTGACGACCAGCGGAAGGATCTTCACCTTGGCCCGCTCGATCAGCCACCGGTACTCCGCCCGCGCCCCAGCCGGGACATACACGCTGGCATGCCGGCCTGCCATGTAGTCGGAGATCCGCTGCAGCCGAGGCTGCTCGAGCTCCCGGAGCTTCAGCAGGCGCCGCGCCGTCGAGACTGCCTCGTCCTTGCCCATCAGCGTCACGCGCCGCCCACCTCCCTGCTGTCACGCGAATCCGTGCACCCTGCCGGTGCGCTGCCGCTTCTTCCGCCGCTTCGCCCAATCCGGCGACGCCAGCAACGCGCGCCGCGCCATGTCCGCCAACTGCATTGCCGCGAAGGCATCGACCTTCTTCGGTGACTCCCGGGACTCCTTGCCGAACGAGACGCCCCACCTGTTCGGCCGGCGCCGCGCATTGCCGACATGCCGCGTCAACGTCGCGTCCCCCGTGTGAAGGATCTTCCGGTCGACGATGGCCTGCACCAGCGCCTCGGTCGCCTTCGTCAACTCCTGCTGGTGACCGCGCATGTCGAAGCCGATCAGCGACCTCGCGGACGCCTTTACCAGCAACTCGTCCCTGTACGTCTCGCCCCACTCGTCGATGTACGACTCCCACAGCTTGACGTCCGCGAAGAACGCACGAACCTGGTAGCGGCCGAAGGCGTGCGCAACCAGGTCAGACACCTGTTTGCGGTCGACTTCCCAGCCCTGCCCCAGCGGGCCCTCAGGCCGCTCCCAGATGCCCATCGGCTGCACAAGGCGATCTGAAACCCTCATCGCGATCAGTGCGGTCGCATCATCCGTCTTTCCGCCGTCGAAGCCGAGCACGATCTCGTCTCCGTCCTCCAGCCGGAGAGCGGAGGCACATTCGGCCCACTCCGCCGGATCCAGCAGCGCGTCCTCCGCGGCAACCGGCTGGTTCAGCCAGTACCGGCGGGAGTCCGAGGGTGCGGACTGGGGATCCCAGATCTCGGCGATGATCCCGTCAAGGTCCATCCACGCCGCCGCCGGACCGTAAGCCTCCTTCAGCCCCGCCAGCAACGCCTCCCGATCGGCGAGATCCGTGCCGTCCTTCGCCTGCCGGTGGTCGAAGAGCAAGCCGGCCGCGTCCGCGTCCCGGATCCGGCCCTCCTTGATGGCCTTGAAGTAGGTGTGCGTAGCCTCCGCCACCGAGTCCTGGCCCGGCTCGTACATCGTCGACGTCTCAAGGCACCACGGCTCGGCTTCCTTGCGCTTACGCAGGTTCCGGCGAACCGTGCTGTGCATGCGGCGCAGCTCCGGCAGCACGTACAGGTGTGTCTCGTCGAAGACCGCGAAGGTCTCCTTACCGCCGTCCTTCGCTGCGGACGATGCAGTCGACGGAGTGATCTCACCCCGCTGGTGGTGCAGGATGATCCGGCTCGACGACTGCGCCGACTTGCCGATGTCGATACCCGGGAAGTCGTCACCGTGATGCTCAACGAGGTGCTCGAGCATCGTGGAGACGTTGTCGTAGGTGTTGCCGGACTGGCCCTCCTCCGTCGCCAGGCAGCGGATGAACGGCGATCTCACCGGGCGGCCGACCGGCTCCCCGTTCGCATCCCAGCCGTCAAACCGCACCGGGAACAACGCCTCGGCGCACACCAGCATGCCGGCGATCTCCGACTTGGCGCGCCCCTTCGCCCGGGACAGAAACGCCCGCCGGTACACGCGCCGCCCCGTCTCCGGATCAAGCCGATACGCCTTGACGATGAATGCGTAGAACTCATCGTCCAGTTCGATCGGCTCGCCGACAACGTCGCCAGGGCCGTGACAGAGGTACTCCTCGATGTGCTCGACGACCTGATGCCCGAGAGAGGGAAACTCGCCGTCGTACTGGGGCCCACGCCACGGCATGGCACCCCCTACCCGGCATCCTCGCTCACGATCCGCAGGTTCTTCCGCCGATCCGCTGTCGTCCGCGGCGTCTCTGCCGGGGCCGGCTTGTCAGCCGGAGTCTCGATCTTCAGCTTGAGGCGCATCCGGTCCTCGGGAGTCGCCCCGTACTTCGCGGCCCGCAGCCTCACCTCGGAAGCGAACTCCCAACGGCCCTTCGTCCACATGACGTGGTGCAAGAGAGCAGTGTCGAGCAGGAAGTCCCAGTCAGTCTCAATGAACACCTGGGCCTGCGCCGACCGCCGCCACGTCTCCCACCACTGCCGGGTCCGCGGATGCCAGTCCTCGTCGTCAGGCAAAACGCCCTCCGGGAGTAGCGGCCCCCGCAGCTCCCCGTCATCCTCCACCCGGTTCAGCTCCGCATCCCGGGCCTTCGAATCCCGGGCACGCGACCGAGTCGACTTCGGCGCCATGCCGCGACCAGCCATCGGGGGCACCCCCCTCACAGCAGCGCGTCAAGCACCTTCGAGAGATCGGCCAGGGAAGACGGGGCGTCCTCGAACCGCTTACCCGTCACCGTGATGTAGCGACCTCGGTCGTAGATCTCGACATGGGCTTCGCCTCGCCGGATGCGGCGCCCCCGACCCACCGTCCCGTAGCCCCACACGTGCAGGCCAGTGCCAGACGGCGAGACCTCAATGTAGGTGCCGGGCACCCGGTCGACAATCTCCCGCGCCCAACCCGCCAGCACACCGCCGACCAGGGCGTGGTCCAGGTCGATGCACACAAGGCGGTCCACCGAACTCAACACGAACCCAAGGCCCACGCCGACCACCGACCGCTTCGCCGCACTGTACGAACTCCAGGTCGACGGAGCCGTCGATGAAGCCGGCGCCCGCTTCGCACCGCGGGCAGACAGCGGAACCTTGCGGGCGCTGTGCCGGACCCACTGGGGGCGACGCGTCATCGCGACCGGCACCGGGTCGGCCTGCCGCTGACGTGCCCGGTGAGCAGCCATCCGGCAACGGCCAGAGCAGAAACGCGCGTTGTGGGCATGCCGTGCACCGAGGTGCTCCCGGCAGTGCTCGCAGCGCTTCGTCTTCATGCCCCCCAGTCTAGGGCCTGCGTGACGGCAATAGGCGCCCTGGCCTGCACTGATACAGGCTCGTGACACGCGGATTGCCGTAGACGGCCGACGCGCCTGGAAGGCATTCCCGCAGGTCAGCCCATGATCACCAGATCCCCAGAGTCGCGCGCAGCCTGGGATGCTAACGTGCCCGATCCGCAAATTCGAGATGATCTTGGGGGTCCCCCCAGGGGTGATCAACTAGGTTTCCTCTTTTTGATCTTCGATTTCGCCCCCCGATGATCATGGGGAGGCGATCAAGGTCGGCCCTCCTCGCGGCCTCCAGGGCGGCATCTCGGAGCCTCGTTCGAGCAGTCGAACGGCTCGACTCTCGCTCTTGTGATCAAGGACTTCGACGTCCTCACGTCGAGCGAGCACCCCGCGGCCCCTACGGCAGCAGCCCGGGGTGGGCCTGGACGGGCCGGCGCCTGGGAGGCCGGGCGTGCGCCACGGCCGACGCCTCACGCCCCGTCTTGCGCGCGTGGTGCCACGAGCACAGCGCCCAGTAGTTCTCGTCGGTCTCAGGTCCGCCGAGGTGCGCAGGGATCTTGTGATCCACTTCGTTGGCGGGCTCGCCACAGATGCCACCCGTGACCATGGGCCACTGACAGACATACCTGTCGCGGCGCAGGATGCGCGGCCTCGTCTTGCTCTCCCAGCCCCTGGGGAGCGGCGCTGAGCGTCGGCCTTGGCTGGACATCAGTCAGCACCCTTCGCCTTGCGGGCGGCTTCCTCACCAGGGGCGTGGCCGGGGCGGGCTCCGGTGGCCCGCTGGTGGAGGTTGGAGCACAGGCCGTCGAGCATGCGGCCGGGCTTCACATACTTCCCGAGCTGGACCCGGCACCTTTCGAAGTCCCCAGCCGATCCCCACGCGATCTTGGCCGCCCCCTCGCCCTCGGCCCAGTAACGCATCAAGCGCTCAGTGGCAGCGGCATCTCCTGGTGTGACTTCACGTCCGGCGACCATGCGGCTTCATCTCGCTTCCATTCAGCTACGAGCTTGGCTCCCTTGGACAGGTTGCAGGCTTGGCAGGCGGGGAGGACGTTGCCGATAGCGTGCCTGCCGCCACGGGAGAGCGGTATGACGTGGTCCATGTGGATGCCGTCTTCGTTGCCGCCGCAGTAGGCGCAGCGGTGCCGGTAGCGGCGCACGAGTCTGCGCCATTCCTTGGGGGCGACTCCGACGCTGTCGGGGTTCAACTGTTCCCAGGCCCGGCGGGCGGCCTTGTACTGGGCTGCGATGGCGGCCCGGAGTTCGGGGTTGGCTCGCGCCCAGGCGACTGCTGCAGCGACGCGCTGCGGCCGGT